CTTTGCTAGACCTTTGGATATCATCGGTAACAGTATCTTGTACAGGTTGGATGCTGCCACCAGTAAACTGTGGTGCTGATCCAATTTCTAATCCTACTTCTGGTGTTTGTTGTAAAGGTACTCTTGCCATTATGCTTTCTTCCAGAATTGTGAGGGCAAACCAGAAACAATAGAACTAGCACCAGTTAAGAAGGTACTACTCATATTCATAAATGGACTAATACTAGAAGCAGTAGTAAATAAATTATCAGCAGACATACCTAACATATCTGCTTTAATACCCATATTAACCGCTTGTGTTCGTCTATTATTCATAGCTTTTACTTTATTTGTATTCATAGTTAATCTGTCTATTTCTTTTAATATTTCAGCACTAGCAAGAACATTTGCAGTACTACCAACACCCATTTGTATACCCCTTGCAGCAAACGATGCTTTAGTACTTGATATATTTCGACCTGCTTTCATAGTTCTTATTGCAATCTGTTTGTTATATGCTCTTCCAATATGCTGCGCTTGGCTTTCTAACATACGTTTATTAAGCTCCATCATATCTTGCTGATGTTCGTAATTTAACGCTGCACTTCTTGCTTTATATCTTTCTGTATTTGCCTGAGAACCTGCTCCAATTATGCCAGTAAGCATACTTGAAATGCCTAATCCAAGACCTAGCTTATCTCCTACACCTAAAGCTCCAAAGTTTAATGCCATTGTTGTACTTACCTCAACGCTGCCTTATTTTTTAGTATATATACATAATATCTGTTTACGGTCACACTATCCACCAATAGAAACTTCTAAAGTTAAACCGACAACAGTTAATGGTAAAGGGTCAGTTTGTCGTACAAATAATTGACCATTATCTTGCCAAGTAGGAGTTAACATAATTTTTATATCTTCTGTTTTTAAATTTGGTGGTGATCCATATGGTTCTGTTGTACGTTGTTTTGCTTCTATTAATTTATCGGAAGATGGCCCAGCAAAAATACCAGATGATTCTAATACTCTTAACCAAACATGATTTAAATTTTTTACTCGGCCTTGACCAAACGCTTCTACTTGCAAAGCCAAAGGTAATGATTGCAGATCGCTGTTGTATTCTAAACCTACATGAACAACACTAGCTGCACGTTCTAAGGTAACACTGCCACTACTAACAACTCTTTGTGGATGCACTGCGCCATCTGCCAGAATGCTTACTGTTTTTCCTTCTATATACGACAAGCCTGATATTGTATTTCTTGCCACTTCGTAAGTTGTAATTCCTGTATTGCGTAAACTTGCTGGTAAATCTTTATCTAATTTTACAGTTGCTACAGTCTGGCTTGATGTAGACAAAATTACACATCTATATGTAGTTGTACCATCGACTAAAACTATTGCATCATCTTTATCAGCAACACTAGGAGGTGCATTAAATAAATTGTAGTTAGCAGTTATAGTAACGCTTTCTCCTCTTGTATAATTTGTACCGCCAGATATAGTAACGTTTTGTCCTGTGTTTGTATTTGTACCGTTATATGTTGCACCGCAATCAACAAAAAAACTATCTCGTTGTGCTGCAAATATTCTTGTTCCCATACGTTCTATATATCTTTTTGATGCACCATTAATTGTTCTTTTTATAACGCAATAGACAACATCATCAGCACCTTCAGCTACAACTGCAACGCTCTCAAACAAACCATCAGTGTCATGTTGATGCCATGCTCCTATAGCTTGTTCTGGTACATATGTAAGACCTAATAATTTACCTTGATCATTAATAAACCAAACTACAGGCAATGGTGCTTTTGCCATTCCCATATCTAAAATTGCAAAATTATCAAATAAATGCGCTGCTCTTAATGACAAATCACCTGTAATAAATCCATTTGCTTGCCAGTTATAACCTAACTCTCTAACGTGACCGCCACGAGATGCAGCATAAACCATGCTGTTATTAACAATTACTGGTTGTGCATTATTAGAACCAACATACGATTGTGGTTTTACCGATATAGATGTAGGTGTTATAGCGTCACTGTTAACAGAAGTTACACGCCATTCTGCTGATCCTGTTAGTAACAGCAATTGAGTTAATGGAACAATATGTCTTATAGTATTTGCTTCACGAGCAGCAACTCTAAACTCAATACGATCATCATCTCGTATAGGCAAGCCAAACGACATATTACTTTCAGTACCTGATTTAGTCATCCATATACTTTGTGGTGAATTATTTGGCCCTGCAAACACTCTGCGTTGTTCAAAATATGATACAGCACCCGGATAATTACCAGTACCAACAAAATCGTTTTCATATATTGGTGGCGTAACAGAAAAATCTGGCCCTATATTGTTATCAATAATAGTTGTAGTTGTAGTTTCTCCAATAAAACCAAAAATACCACCTTGATCTTTATATACTCTATATCGACTAGCACCAGTAACTGCGTTCCAAGTTATTGTATTTTTTGCACCACCTACAAAAAGATTATTATTTACAGATGCTGCACTTGATTGTGCGCTTTCGTCTACTAAATTTGTTGCTATAGCAGTAACAACATAGTTGTGTGCTAAAAAAGTATCTGTATTTGTACTAGTAGATGAAGGTATGTATGCAGCTACACTTACTCCTCCGGGTGCTGAAATTGGGCTACCAAAATTAATTACTAAAACTTCCCATTTTGTTGCACCTAGTCTTCTTAATTCTCTTGGTGCATGATTAGGATGTACTAAAGTTACAACGTCAGCAGATTGTACATAATGCAAATCAAATAATTCTGCTTCTAAATATGGTGATGGTATTTCGTATATATTGGGATTTGTTGGCATTGGATACCAATTAGTAGCATTTGGTGGTTGGCTATTAGAATGCGCTGTTTTAGCGTAATAATTTACATTGTTATATTTTGCTATGTCTCCTACCGTATAGTTTGTACCACTGTTCCATGCTGCACCATCGCTATAAAATAAAGTTTGTCCTTGTGTATGAAATCTAAAATAAGTATTACCCATTTCGATAACCATAGTTTGTACAGTATTAAAGGTAAATGACAGCAATCTTGTAGCTTTTGTACTGTCTTTAACTTCTCTTACAAATGCAAACCCCGGTCTATTTTCTGCTGGCCCTTGTGGTTTAGCTATAAAATTACGCATTGTAGCTGCACCCTGTTGATATTTTGCATCATCTATACGCCCAAACATTTCTGGTGATATTTCACCTGCGGAAAAAGCTTTTGCAAATGTGCGTGTAGTTGGCATTATTTATCTCCCAGATGTCCAAGGTACGATATGTTCTATCGTAATATCTCTCTGTAAATTGTCTGCTTGTTTTGCACTTGCTAAATATCCTTGCATCATTTCTATACTACGTTTTGCTTCTGCCATACCTTGGTCACCTTTAATGATAGGCCCTGCAAGCATTGATGCTAAATGCCAAGACAATGTATTAACAAATAAAGGTGGAAATAAAGATGGATCAGTTATATAAGCTTGATATCTTAACATTGCATTTTCTTGGTTTGTATAAATATATGATCCTTCTATTGCAAACTGCTGTGGTGTATATTGCCCTGCCACAATTGTAGGCGCATAATTACTTGTTATACCACCGGGTGTATCGCCAGCAGACATTCTTGTAGCGTAATCGTTTTGCGCTGTTGGAGATATTATTGCAACGGCAGACATCATGTCAGCAGGTGCTGCATATGCATAATCCCATTGATCTAACGTATTAGTAGTTAAAGCTAAACTACCTCGTTTAGATGCAAAACTCCATGTATGCATTGCTAGCAAACCGTTTCTTGCAATTGGATAAAACCGTGCAGCTTTTTCTGCTTGTGCCGATCCCTCTGGTGGAGAGAGCGTAGCTATTGTTGCATCATCACCCAAGTTAGCTAGGGCAAGGTTGCAAATATCTACTTCAGTTGCCATGTTATCTCCTAAAAAAAAGAGAGGTTAGCAGTTATACTACTAGCCCCCTGTAATAAAAAAAGAAGACTAAGCCTATTTACTAGCTGCTTCAAGTTGTTTGATAAGAGTATCTTTTGTTTGTCTTCTATCAAGTTCAATACCGATAGTGCGACCATAAACTTCAAGTTCTGCTTTAGTCATCAATTCTAAATTAGCAGTCTTTACTTCAGATTCCACAGGTGTAGTAGACGCTACAGGTGTCTGAGGTTCTTCACCGCTAACTAATTCAAGATGCTTGCAATACTCTCCGTTATACTCAAATTCTTCGTCAACTTCTCTCATGGATTGGCCAACAAAACACTTGATTTTAGCTCTGTAAATAGGCATAGATTCTCCTTATTAAGCTACGGTAAAGCCAGAAGCATAGAACTTTTGACCATCACCAATTGTTTCTACTATATCAGCAGTAACTTTACCAGCGTTAAAAGTACCTGCAATTGTGTACCTAGCACCAAGATATCTCTGGCCTTTGCCAGCAATATCTGGATTTAAAGTAACAACAATGTTCTTACCTAATGTAAGTGATGCTGTAACAATTGCTGCGCTACTACCAATAACAGTAGGTGAACCTAAGTTTGCACTTGCACTAGTAATAACTTCAAACGTAACGCTTGTACCATTAGCTAATGCTTCTGTTACTGCAAAGTTCATGTACAAAGTAGTACCTTCGCCCATGTCTCTTGCAACACCTAAATCAACAGTGTTTGTAGAAACAGCAGTTGTAGTAAGTGCTTGATCTTCGCTCACTCTGAGCAGTGAATCTGTAATCATTTTAAAAAATTCTCCAAAAAAATAGAAATAAATATCTTGTAACTATTAAGTCACACGAGCTTCAGCATTAATTAATGCATCTACTCTTCTTAGAGGAACACCCAAAAATGTTAAGTAGCTTTGTGCTGATCCAAACTGTGATAAACCTTGTTGTATTTCTAAAACATTTTGTGATTTATCTAAAGCTGCAATAGACAAGCCAGAATGAACTGTTCTGTTCATATAAAATGCTGCTCTACCCATAGCCATATTTGGTATTCTATAAGTTGCTCTTGCCATTAATTTAACAAGTGCAGTTGCAGCAGTTGTAGCTTGTGTACCAGTAACTCCAGTTAAGTCAGAAATGTCAATGTTGCAAATACGAACAACGTATCTCCAATCTTTAACAACCAAACCGTTCTTCCATTGGTAACGAGTAGCAAAAGCTTGTAGCCTTGTACCGTCACTATTGTAAACAGTTTGCTCACCAAGATCTTCGTGAGTTAATCCAGCTTTTGATCCTTTAGGGAAAGGACAATATACTGTTTGATCGCCCCAAACTACTAGATATACAGAAGCGTTATCAGAACCTGATCCACCTGCATCAAGAATGTTTACAGCATTATCTGCGGAAAGATCACCGTATCTTGGTGCTAGACCTAGAAACTTTTTAGGATCTGTTCCGGGATTACCATAGAACATAGTCTCAGCTTGAGTCTGGTTCATTGCTTCCAAGAACGCAGTATCTTCAGACAAACGGAACTGTGCAGTGTTACCATTTAACATTGCCAAGTCTTTGTCTACTTCAGAACGAGCTTCTAGAATTCCGCAAGCTTCGTCAATTTGTGCTGTTGTTGACTTGCTTGA